GCACGGAGTTTGAAGTTGTTCATGTGAGTGGTGAGTTGCAAGAGTCGTGTTCGTAACCAACGGTCACGGAAAGGTTCAAGAGGACGCCGGACAGCACGTTGCTCCCTTCCTCCTCAAGGGGGACGGTCGAGGCGCTGGCGACGTCGAAGCGATGGGCAAAGGTGAACACCTCGCCACCGCGCTCCATGTCGGCCAAGATGTCCTCGGCTACCTGTTCGGCGTTTGTGATGGCGCCCTTTTGAAAGTCCACTTTGGCTTCGCTGTTGGGCGGGTTGTCAAGGATGTACACCTCGAACGAGTACGTCTTGGAGCTTCCTTCGTAGCTGGCACCCGTGTACACGAGGTGAAGGATGGGGTAGGTCTCCAACTTGTCCAAATCGACGTCGGAGGGCGAGCCGAAAGAGAACGTCGACACGAACGGGTTGGCCGCGACGAATGCCTCGAAACGGTTCACGATGTTGGTGTAGGTTATCATGCTGTCGCCTGTTTGCGTTTGAACTCCAAGTCCTTCAGGAATGCGAGGTGGGTGAATACATGACCGACGGTGAGCTTGGTGACGGCTTCGATGCGAAGAATGTCCTCACCCGCAAGAGAATGGAGGACAGGATACCACCCCCACTTCTCCCCGAAGTCGTCGCCACCTTCGTCGCCGCTTGAATCAAAGAGGACTGCAAAGTGCTCAGAAGTTCGTTTTTGGTAGTCGAAAAAAAAAGCAACGCCCCCGCCACTTGGTCCGCTGGCATATCGAGGAACGCCTCGGCATCTTCCTTGGCCGTGTACGGCTCTATCTCGTAACGGTTGCCCCACTCCCTCGTGACAGGACGAAAGAGCAAAGCCATGACCTTGTGGGCGTTCTTCCAAAAGTCCCCGCAAAGTTGCTCCGCGTCAATCCACTCGCCCGCCGTGAACTCGTCCCAGTTGGGGATGAAGCCGTAGCGCGTGCCGTTGAGCTCGAACGTTTCGAGGTGGCGTTGGGTCTCGGCCTTGCGAAGCGTTTGTAGGTGGTTGTATGCCTCTTGAATGAGTGCCCGGGGCATATCCCTCAGTTCGTCCCAATCGGTGCCCGTAACGGCGCCCACGCACGTCATGGGGTCGTCGGACGTCTCAAGCACCTGAAGGTGGCGCAAGGTGAGGTCGGCAAAAGTGGCGGGGAGGGACAGCTTCACACTCATAAGACGCGTTTTGGTGGTTTGCTTACGCTGTGAAAGTTAAGGCAAAAAAAAAGGACCCGTTGGGGTCCTGTTGGTTGAGCACGCTTTGCGTTCAGTAATCAATGACGTCCTTGAGCGATTCCTTCATGGCAAGCGCAAAGGCTTCCCACAGGATGTCGAGTTTCGCGTCGCCGCTGTTCAGGGTGTGTCCTCCGCGATTTTCAATCCAAATGTTGTAAGCATCCCAACTTACGTTGCGTGGGGAAGGCACTTCCATGTCTGTGGAGTTGATTTCGTCAATGGCGTAAATCTTGCCCAGCGCAAAGGCTTGGTCAATGATGTCAGACAATTCTGAGGGGGTGAGGGTGACTTTTGTCATGGTGGTGAATGTTTTGTTGTTCTTTATTTCAATCCGTTCGCCTGTTTGACGCGTTTAGCGGCACGTAAATAGATGAAGTAGTCTTCTGTATCAAACATTGCCGAGTTCGCGGCGTAGTAAAGCTTGCCGACCTTTTCTTGTGGGCTCAGTGCGCTGTTTTCAATTTGGTTGGCGCGGTCCCAGTGAGTGTTGTTGTTGTTTGTCATGCTGTAAATGTACAGCGTTGCTTTCCGAAAGCAAAACTTTTCTTTCTCTTTTTGGAAACTTTTTTTTACCCGAGCGCGTATTTGCCGAAGTTGGGGTTCGTCTGTGTGTGCGTGATGGCGTACCGACTCGCGTCGATGAAGTGGTTGAACGCGTCCACCGGTTCGTTCAGTTGGCGCCCGTTCTTGTCCTCCTTCCATTTGTAGTTGCGGAGCTCTTTGATGCCGTTCACGCTTCGCGATGTGATGCCCAACGGTCGGGAGCGCAAGAAGTCCAAACCCGCCCGGATGCTGTCCCGTCCTTTGCGTGCTGGGTGTACGTTGAACCCGTGCCCGTGGATTTCGTCGATGCTCTTGGGCTCTGCGCTGTCCGCGACAATCATGGTGCCCCTACCCACCTCGGCGTCGCGTAGGGTTTGCGAGATGGCCGCGTTTGTGAGTCCCGTAGCGTAGCATACCTCGTCCAAGATAAACCCGTGGCCGTCCGTGTACACCTTGACAATGGCCGTGGGGTCGTTCGTGTATCCGAAGTCGAGGCCGATGTTGAGGAGCTTGTATTCGGTCGGTATTTGGTCGAACTCTTTCCAATGGGTGAGGATGGTCGCACGACTCACGCCACGCTCGCCCAACCCGTAGACCTTCCAGTAGTCCGGGTCCGCGTCTTGTAGGCGTTCAATCTCCTGCACGACCGCATCCGGGAGGTGTGGGTTGTCGAGGTACGTGGTTTGGTAAAACGCGGCGTCGTCGCGCGGGATGACCTCGTCGTATATCCAGTGAAACTCGTCGGACGGGTTGTAGTCAATCAAGATGCGCCCGGTGGTCCGGAGCACGAGTTGCCGCCAGTCCTCAAGGTTGAGCTCGTTGGCCTCGTTCACGAACAGGATGTCACGCTTCCGACCGCGCACCTTTTGCGGTTGGTCGATGCTGATGAACTCCACGAGGTTGCCATACAGGATGTACGTGGCCTCGCTCTTGTTGTGGTTGGCTACGTTGTAGATGCCCTCCCGTTCGAGGATGGTGAAGAAGTCGCGCATGACCGACGCACGTATGGCCGGGAAGGTTTTCCGCGCGATGGTGATGACGGCCCCGGCGTTCTCGTTGGTGTGGCAAAGCTCAATCAATGCCGTGAGGATGGAGAACGTCTTGCCGCTACGTGTGCCCCCTTGGTGGACTTGTATTTTGGCTGGCGACTCTTTGACGTGGTAATATGTCGCCGCCTGTCTCACTCGTCGTCGAGGGCTTCGAGTTGTTTGACGACTTCCTTGGCGGCTTCCTCGGTGTCGTAATTGCCGACGATGGAGGCGTTGCCTTCCCTGTCCGTTCCGATTACTTGGTGCAGGGTGCGCTCTGCCTCGGTGCCGTTCTCCGCGATGTTGCGGACGGTTGTGTTGATGGTGTACTTCATGTCGTTGTTGAGTTGTCGTTTCCAAACCATGAGAGCGGCTTTTTCTCGGCCACTTCAATCTCTTGTCGCTCCACGTACCCGCGTCCCTTGCCTTTGGTCTTCATGTAGAAAATAGTGGCGGCTGGGTTGCCTTCCGAGATAAGCTTGTGAAGGTGGTGCTCTGCAAAGTCGAGGACCACTTCCGGGAGATTGTTGCACGCGCTCTTGTAGGCTTCGTCCTCTTTCAGCCACCTGTAATGTGTGTTCCGTGAAATGCCCACCGATTCGCACGCCATTTTCACAATGCCGAGGCTCTTGGTAAGGGCTTCGACCATCGCTCTCTTTTTTGGCTCTAAAGTGTCCTCTCCTGTCACGTCAAAATCTTGTCGCAATGCTTGCATTGTTTCGGTGTGTTTGGTGTGTCCTCTTGTTGGTCCTCTCCCTCGGTGTTGTCCCAAGGGATGGTCATGCCCCACTCTTGCAACTGTTCGGGGTCTTCGTTGTTGCCCACCATCTCCCAGTCCCATTCGCCGAAGCTGACGTTGTCCTTGATAATGAACTCGGGGTCTTTCTCCTCGTCCCACTCACGCACAAAAACCGGCACCTCATCGAGCCCGGCAAGTTGGGCCGCCTTGAGGCGCATATTCCCCCCGAGAACGGTTCCGTCTTTGTCGATGACAATGGGCCGCGCTTCGAGCATTTCGGGAAACTCTTGCAGGCTCTTGACGAGCTTGTTGAGTTGGTCCTTGCGTATCGCTCGGGGGTTATTCGGATTCGTCCGGAGATTCGCCGTTTTCGCGAATGTCACGGGCCGTGTTGAGGATGGTCTCAAGGGCATTGTAGAAATTTTCGTCGGCGCTTGCGAAGTCAATCAAGAGAGCCCACGACGTGGATGTCATGGTGGCGCACTCAAGGTTGCACGTTTCGTCGCCGTTGTTTTTAGAGGTAAAGAGAACCCAGTCGTCGCACTGACCGAGGAGGCGCTTGGCTTTGCGAAAGGTTAGGGGTTTGGTCATGCTGACATGAATTCGGTGTATTTGCGGCGGATGTCCTTGTCCGTTTCGAGGAGCCAAAAGAGGGACCGCACATGGTGGACGGCGGTGGCGTGGTCGCGCCTCATGACTTGACCGATGGACTTGTAGGTCCACCCTTGGTCGCGCAGGAAAAACGA